CAAGCTGAGCAAATTAGAAAACAAGCGGCTAAAACTCTTGCAGCAACTGAGAAAGCTATTATGGCTGATGTTTTAGATGGTGTTATGACTCCTGAAGAAGGTAAAGCTAAACTAGAAGAAGCAAAAGCTGTTAAACCTGATTATTCTTCTGTATCTGCTGATATAGAAGAGGATGAAGAGTAATTTACCACGGCCTTCGGGTCTGGTAGATTTAATAAGGTACATAAACACTTATCTTCCTTTGTTGATTTAATTAGTGTGCCAGTTTATGTACCTCATTAAGTCTATCAGGGACTTGACGCTGCCTAGAGCGTGACCTAGGTTTAAAACAATTTAGAACAAGTAAGAAAAGGATTTAAAAATGGCAGGAACTAGAGTAAAAACAAAAGTGTGTAACCTAAAGTATGTTTATATAACAGGAGAAGGTAAAAATCAAGCAATGCCTGGTGAACCAGAAAGAATGCAATATGTTGCAAGTGCAATAATGCCTAAAGATGGTGAGGCTCATAAACACATCTTAGAGCAAATTAATGCTGAGTGGGATGCTTATAAAGCACAATATGGTGTTAAAGGTAGACCTAAAACTAACGGTATTAAAGATGAGATGGTGAAAGACCCAAGTGGTGAAATCGACCCAGAAACTGAAGAGGTTAGAAAAATTCCAACAGGTAATGTTATAGTTACTTTTAAAACTAATACTAAATGGCCTGATGGTAATCCACAAGTTGTTAAGGTAAAAGATAGAAAAGGTAAGGACATTACCGCAGCTATTCAGGCAGCTAGTTGGACTATTGGAAATGACTCACAAGGTATTATTCATGGTACAGCTATGGCTAACAATATTGGTGGTACTCATAAAGTTACATTGTATTTAACAGCTATTCAATTAGCAAAACTAGTTAAATATGAGGGTAATGATGTAGAGTGCGAAGAGATTGAGGGAGAAGACATAGATTTAGGTGACGAAGTACCTGCTATTGATGCTGGTGATACTCCAGAAAACACTCCAAATTTGTAGGACCGAACGAAGACGGTTCCACGGTGAGGGCTGTCATTTCGGCCCTTATTTTTAAAATTAATTATTACAATGCAATTGTATAGAAAGGCGAACAATGAATGAAGTAAATTTTAAAGTTGTATCTACATTAAGTGAGATACCAAAGTTTAACAGAGACTTACCAGTATTTGCAGATATTGAGACAGATGGTTTGTATATCAATACAAGACTTACACAGTTATATCAACCTGAAACAAGTGATATAGTTTATATTATTGATACAGATATAATATACTTAGATGATGCTAAAGATTTTCTAAGACCTTTATGGTTAGTATTTCATAACGCATCTTATGACTTAGGGACATTAAATTTAGTTCCTGCTAAGGTTGATGATACTTTTTATTTAGCTAGAACAGCTTATCCTGAGTGGCAGAAATTTAGCCTAGATATAGTTATTAGTAAACTTGGCTGGGATAAACTATATGAAGGACTAGATAAAAAAGCTTTACAGAAAGCAGGATTTAAGAAAGGCGCTTATCTTAGCCAAAGACAACTGAAATATTCAGCAACTGACGTATTCGCATTAGCACAGATTTGGAAGAATAAGAGAATACAAGCAACTAGGGAAGTATTAGCATATAAAGTGGATATTCTTAATCTTAGATATGCAATAGAGTATCAACAAAATGGACTAATAGTTGACCAAAAATCAGTTAGAGAAGAGTTGGATAAATTAGAGCCATTAATAGAAGCTAACTATGAAAAACTAGGTGGATTAAATCCAAATAGTCCTAAGCAAGTTAAAGAATATTTAGGTACTGATAGTAGTGCTAAAGATGTACTGATTAAGTTAATAGCTGAAGGTAATGAGATGGCTGAATTAGTTTATAATCAAAGAAGATTATTAAAGAGAAGAACTATGTTAAACAGTTATAATTATCCTGAAGTAGTTACAAGATTTAATCCTGCAGGTGCAGCCACAGGAAGATTTACTAGTACTGGTGGAGATTTAGATTGTGGTATTAATGCTCAACAAATAACTAGAAATCTGCAATATCTATTTAATACTGATACTGAAGATACTGTTGTAGTACATGCTGACTATTCTACTGCTGAGCTGAGAGCTGGTTGTAGTATAATGAATGATGAAAATATGGCTAACGAGCTTAAAGCTGGTAAAGATTTGCATAAGATTGCTGCTACTCTTGCGTTAGGTGGAAAGCCTGAAGATATATCAAAACAAGATAGACAAAAAGGGAAGGCTATTAGTTTTGGTTTTATTTTTGGTATGTCTGCGCCTTCATTTGTTGAATACGCTTTTGTTAATTATAATGTTAAGTTCACTTTAGAAGAAGCTCAGAAGATTAAAGCTAACTATCAGAGAAGATATCCTAACATAGCTAAATACGCTAAGAGATGGTGGAATGACTACAAAACTGAATATGTAACTACTCCACTAGGTCGTAGAAATAAGGCTAGACTTGGGACAGATGCTATTAACTATGCAACTCAAGGATGTATAGCGGAAACTACAAAACTTGCAGTACATTATCTAGTTAAGGATTACCCAGAAGCTCTAAAATATATCTACAATATAGTACACGATGCGATGTACCTCAGAGTGCCTAAAGGTGAGGAAGCTATATGGGCCAAAAGATTAGTTGCAGCTATGAAAAAAGGATGGACTGAAATGTGCAAGAGACCTATGCTAAAAATCAAAGGAATACCTATGCCTGTAGAGGTTGAGTATAATGATTATAGTTCTGGTGAAGCTAAATATATGTGTATTGAGGAGTAAGAGATGAACACAGAACTAGATGATTTGGGTCTTGTAGACCTAAACATGTTACAAGAAGATTGTAACTTAGATGATATAGTAGATATAGATTTAGATATTGATGGTGAGGTTAAGCCACCTAAGAATGATAAGATAGCTTTAATAGATGCAGACACTATAGCTTATACTGCTGCACTTAATTCAGAGGTAGAAAATGAAGCTCTTCCTCAAGAATTTTATAGTGAGGAAGAATGGGCTGAAATAGAGCCTAAATTAAATGAGGACGGTATGTATTATGAAGCTGATGTAGTTGCAGGATTAGCTAAAGCTAAGGAGAAAATAGATAGAATACTAGATAAAACTGGTTGTAGGGATTTTGAGCTACATTTTACTGGTGGTAAAGATAACTTTAGATATTCTATATATCCTGAGTATAAAGCAAATCGTAAAAATCTTAGAACTCCAGCAGGATTAGTAGAGATTAAAGAAGCTCTTATAAAACATTATGAAGGTAAGGCTTTTATGCATACTGGGTGGGAAGCTGATGATATAGTAATTTATAAGAAGACTCAAGACCCTGATAAATATATTTTGTGCGCTATAGATAAAGATGTTTATAACTCTATAGAGGGAAAACATTTTAACTATTATGAGTCTCAGCATTATGATATAGAGATGAAATGGGTAGAGACTGATAGATACACAGCTATTACTTGGCCTTTCTTACAAACCCTCATGGGTGATGTTTCAGATAATGTAGTAGGTTTAAAAGGTATAGGACCTAAAAGAGCTCAAAAGATTATAGACGGTAAGATGACTAAAAAAGATTTGTGGTTAGCAGTAGAAGAAGCTTATAAAATGCAAGGTAGAAGTGCTGAGGATGCACTATTAAATCTAAATTTAGTAGATATGCATCTGTTAGCAGAAGTTGATGGTGAATTAAAAATTCAATTACATACTTTAGAGGAGTTAAGAAATGGAAGCTTTCATAACACCTTGTTGTAATAGAGTGGTACCGTCACTTACTAGGAAAAATTTAGAAGTAGGTAAAATATCATTAGATGGTGTTTTATGCTCTTACTATGTATGCCCTTATACAGATTGTGAGAGTAAAATAATAGCTAGAATGAATAAGAGATATATGTTAAAGGAGTTAAGATGACTAGGGAATATAAAGATTTAGTTAACCATATACTACAGTATGGTACAGACCAGAGTTGTAGAAATGGCTCACAGAGAATTATACCACATTGGAGTTTTACATTAGATTTTAGCAGTGGTATAGATAGTGCGAAATTAAAGCTTAGAAAGATGTATTATAAAGGAGTTGAGGGAGAATTTAAAACTTTAATAGACCCTACACCTCTTGAAAACGTAGTACAATTTGAAATGAATGGCTGTAACTATTGGGGAGACTGGGCAGCTAAAGATGGTAGTATTAATATAGATTATCATAATAAGATGCACCCACAATTAGAGAGATTAATTTTGCAAATTAAAGATGACCCAAATAGTAGAAGGCATATGATAGACCTATGGGACCATGAGAATGTGTATTTCAACTATCTATCTTTACCATGTTGCTGGCATAATATGACTTTTAGTGTTATAAATAATGTTTTGCATATGAAGTGGACCCAAAGAAGTGTTGATACTATGATAGGGCTACCTAGCGATATTTATTTAGCATATCTATTTATGGATTATATAGCTAATGAATGCGATTTAAAGATAGGGACCTGTATGTTCAGCTTATCTAATGTGCATATTTATAGTGAGCATATAGAAGGTGCAATGGAACTTTTAGATAGAACTGAAGATGATTATAACAAACCATTAAAATTTGAATTAAAGGCTTAGTAATGAAAGTAGGAACTATACTATTAACAAAAAGTAACAAGTATGTTGACGCTAATGGTAATTTACCTAAGCGTCCTAAATTTGACAAAACTCTTTTAGAGGGTATACTAGCTACTGCTGGTACTGTAAGTAGTGTTGGTTATGATATGTTACCACCAAGTATTCAAAGGCGTGTTGTAGTTACTGGTGATGATGCAAATACAGACTACACGCCAGTAACTATTGGAGAATTAGCTATGTCTGAGCTTCTAATAGTATCTAGAAGTCCAGAAGATTTTGAGGGCGGTAAAGAGTTTAGACTAGATAATTTTAAATGTTTAGTAAAAGATAGAAAGGTAGAGATATGGATTACAATAAAATAGCTTTAGAAGAGGCTCAAAAGTCTCCGTGTAAAAAGAGAAAAGTAGGTGCTATTATAGTTGACGTTGTATCAGGCGAGATAAAAGCTAAAGGGCATAATTATAATGCTAGTGGTAATCCTGATTGTGAAGATGTTTTCGGTAATACTTACGGTACTGTAATACATGCTGAGATAGCCGCTTTGAATAGCTTAGACCCTTTGTATAATACTAAGGGTAGTTATATCTATGTAACTCATCCACCTTGTGATAATTGCCAGAAGGCTATAGATGACGCTGGACTCGAGGTAGTCTTAGTTGAAGAGTTTATGAAGTTCGATAAAGATAAACTGCAGTATAACTTAATACCACCAAAAGCTATGAGGGAATTAGCTAAGGTATTGACTTACGGTGCAAAGAAGTATAAGCCTAATAATTGGCAAAAGGTTGATGACTCTACTAGGTATATAGATGCTTTATATAGGCACTTAGAGGCTTGGAGAAGCGGTGAAAAACTCGATAGTGAAAGTGGCTTAAGTCACCTAAGTCATGCCCTAACAAATATAGCTTTTCTTATTCATTTTGAAAATTTATAATATCTTTTATTTGTCCCATATCTTGATAATATGGGATAAATAAATTTTGTTTAATATTTATATTAGATGAAATTAAAAACGCCATAAGGCTATTTAAAATTAATTTTTATTTTTAATATTAATTTAATATTAATTTAATTAAATTTTAATATTAAAAATGATATAATTATAATGAAATTAAAATAAAAAGGAGTTGAAATGGTAACAATACAGAGTTATGTAAAGCATAAATTAGAGGAAATTACTAGTATACAACTAGCTGATGAACTAGGAGTTTCTTTAAGCATGATTAGTGCTTACAAGAAAAGTTTTAATCCTAGCTTAGACGTAGCTAAGAAGGTATATGCTAGAGATAAAGTTGTTCTGCATCCATTCGCAGAAGAGTCATTAAAATATGAGCTTGCTAAATAGCAAGACCAATGAGCTGGAGAAATAATATGAAAACTTTTGGTAATACTTGTAGTAATGGTGCTATTAAAAATGTAAAGGATATACAATTTTGGGGTGATGGTGATATGTTTAAACTACTATCTAAAGCTTCATCTCAAAGTGAAGGTTGGATGAAATCTACTAAAGCTATGCAAATAGACGAGATTGGCTGTGTAGTACAAGTTACAACTCAACAAGGTGATAATGTTGCAGAAGCTTTAACATTTGTACCAGGTGTAAAAATAGAAGAACATATTGTTGAACCTGATGGCAAAGTTATAAGTAGAAGATTAGTTAAAATGGAGAATTAATATGAACTTAATAGAATTGCACGAGAAAACTTTAAGATGGTCTTATGATAGAGGTATCTTAACTAATGGGAAATTAACTACTCAAGCTTTAAAATTAGGTAGCGAGATGGGTGAATTAATGGATAATGTAGCTAAGGGTAATTTAGAGTCTATTAAAGATGATATAGGAGACTGCTTAGTAGTTTTAACCAATTTAGCTTATTTAGCTGGAACTAGTTTAGATGAATGTTGGCAAATAGCTTATGATGATATTAAAGATAGAAAAGGCTTCTTAAATGAGAATGGTACTTTTATTAAATCTACTGATGCTAATTATGAGCAACTATTAATGGAGTTTCAAAATGCTAGCGCAATGTAAAGGTAAGGACTTGAATAAAGTTCCTCAATCTAAACTAGGTAATGAGTTTTATGCATCTATTAAATATGATGGGCATTATTGTCAAATTCATAAGATTGGTGATGAGGTTAAGTTCTACACTAGTGGTGGCAAAGAGTTTTACTTAGAAAATATTGCAGAAGAATTAGTTAATCTTAACCCTCTACATGATTTTATAATAGAAGCTGAGTATATTTATACTACTAGTGGTAAGCTTGGTAATAGAGGTAAGGCTGCAAGATTAACTACTTATAGAACAGATTTTGAGAAGGGTATAGTTAATGTAGCTTCTGATAAAGAGAGATTTAAAGTATTTGATATAATTACTGATAAGCCTATGATTTTTGAAGATAGGTTATGGGAATTGCAAAAGTTAAACTTAGGGACTCATTGTGAATTAGTTGATTACTTAGGACCTTATGATTTAAGTATTTGTAAAGCAATAGCTAAATCTAAAGTTAAAAAAGGCTATGAGGGATTATATCTTAAAGCGCCAAGTCATATTTATAGAGCAGGTAAAAGAGTTAATGATGCTATAAAACTAAAGTTAAGACCTACAGCTGATTTACTATGTATAGACGTTGAAGATGGTGAAGGAAAATATACTGGTATGATTGGCTCACTAGTTCTTAAAGATAGTAAAGGTAGAGTTGTTAGAGTTGGTAGTGGGCTAAGTGATATTGATAGAGCTATTAGAAAAGAAGCTTGGATAGGCGCAATTATTGAGATAGAGTATGAGCAAATACTAGATACTTATATTCAACCAACTTATGTAGGTATTAGAAATGATAAGAAGGAGATAGACTAATGACTGTAGAACAATTAGAAGATATACTAAGTGAAGTATTAGATTATGCAGATAAAGATAGTGAGGTTAGAATTATCATAGATACTAGTAGTGAATTAGTTTGGGTAGAGACTGAAGCAGGTGAAGTAGCTTTTAGCTATCATAAATTAGATGAGGAAGAGTGAGATGACTAAATACGAAACTGCTATAGCTTTAGGATTAACTCCTAAATATTTTACTCAGTTGAGATATACCAACAGAGCTAAGTATGACTA